GTAAAAAGATAGCTGTAGAGGTCCAAGGCGCTCAACATACTAAATTTGTCAAACATTTTCATAAAAACCACTTCAAGTATGCTGATCAACTTAAAAGGGATGAAAAGAAGCTTGATTTCTGTAAGGCAAATGCAATAAAGTTAGCAGAGGTTTACCCTCAAGATGAGATACAAGCATCATTATTTAAAAATCAAGATATATACCTATGAATATTGAAGATGAAGAAAGTGATTTTCATATACCAAGTGAAATGGTTGACAAAATATATGAGCTTTCAGGTGGTGCAGATAAATACAAAGGGATTATAATGGCCGTTTCGTCCGAAAATGGTAAGCCATTAATATATAGGAAATTTGATTGTGCTATGACTCAGTTAGCTTTAACTAAATGTTTACAAGACTTTTTTGAGAGTTCTGTAATAGAAAAAACAAGTGAAGACGATGAAGAATGATATACTCTTATGAGCTAGAAAAACAGCTTTTGGCAGGTTTACTAAAAGAGCCTCAAGCATTGACAGAAATATGTAGTTTTATAAATATTTCTGATTTTTATTCTGAGCAATCATCTCTAAATAGCACTATATTTAGAATTATAGAACAAGCTGTAAATGCTGGGGAGGATGTTGATGAAATTATTATTGCTCAAAGAGTTAACGACGTAGGCATATCATTTGAAGACAATTTAAATCCCTCAGATTACATAAAATCTTTATCTTTAAGAAAAGTTCCCTCTGGAAACACAATCAAAACAGCTAAAGAACTTAAGAAATATTCTATTAGGAGAGAGATATTTAAATCATCTAATACCATAGCGAAAAGGATGAAAGGTATGTCACCTGAGTCCTCCTACTCAGATATTATTGAAGCCGCTGATAAAATTTATAACTCAAAGATAAATTTATATGAGATTGGTAATGATATTCCTGTGAATATATACGATGATATGGAAAATATCATTGAGGCAAGAGGTAATAATCCTATTACTGAGTTTGGTATGCTTGGGCCTCATGAAAAAGTTAATCAAATGTATGGCTCTTTATTAAGACCTGGAAATATAACTGTGGTTGTCGCTAGATCAGGAGTTGGTAAAACTCAGTTCTGCATGGATTATTGTACAAAGGTAAGTTTAAAATATAATGTACCTGTTTTGCATTTTGATAATGGTGAGATGAGTAAGGAAGAACTTATAATGAGACAATGTTCAGCTTTATCTAATATTCCAATGCATTTGTTAGAGAGTGGTAAATGGAGACAGGCTGGTGAAAATGTCGTTGAAAAAGTTAGATCTGTCTGGTCAAAAATAAAAGACTTAAAATTTTATTATTACAATGTAGGGGGAATGGATGTTGACTCAATGATAAACACATTAAAAAGATTTTATTACTCTAAAGTAGGCAGAGGAAATAAAATGGTTTTTTCTTTTGATTATATTAAAACAACTTCTGAATCCACTATCAATAAATCTGAGTGGCAAATTGTTGGTGAGATGGTTGATAAATTTAAAAAATGCGTTCAAAAAGAAATTTTATATAATAGTGAGCCTATAATACCTATGATCACTTCAGTTCAATCAAATAGGTATGGGATAACAAACAATAGAAATTCTGATTCAATAGTTGATGATGAATCAGTTGTATCCCTGTCTGATAGAATAACACAATTTTGTTCTCACATGTTTATATTAAGAAATAAAACTGCTGATGAAATAGAAAGAGAAGGGGCATCTTTTGGCACTCATAAACTTATAAATGTTAAGTCTAGACACTTAGGTAACGATATAGCTGGAGCTATAGAGCCTGTTAGAGTTGGAGATACATTAAGAAAAAATTCAATTAATTTAGATTTTAATAATTTTAATATAACTGAAAGGGGCGACTTAAGGGATATAGCCCGTGTATTAAATGGTGAAATTGAATTAAATACAGATGGAGAGCAACAAGAAATACCAGACTTTGATCAGCTCGGATGATTTTCAGCAAACTTTAGAATCTTTAGGTTATAATTTAGTAGACTGCGGTGATCATTGGAGAACTCAAGCTTTATATAGAAACGGCGACAATAAAACTGCTCTTAAAATATATAAAAATACAGGAGTATGGATGGATTTTGTCGAAAACAAAGGCTCTCAACCCTTTGAATCTCTTGTTAGAGCCACTGCATCATTAAGAAATGAAGATTACACATCAATAATTTCAAAAATTAAGTCTGGTACTGTAGAACAATATGTAAAGAAGCAGACTATAGAAATGGAAAAAGTTTACCCTATAAAATCTTTAGATAAATTATTTCCTAATTATAAATTTTATAATGATAGAAACATATCTGAGGAAACTCAAAAACTTTTTGATGTAGGTTTAGCTGGTGTTGGTAAAATGTACAGAAGGATGGTCTTTCCAATATTTAATGAGCATCAACAAATTATAGGTTTTTCTGGAAGAAAAGTTGATAATAACAATAATTATCCAAAATGGAAACACATTGGAAAAAGAAATAATTGGGTTTATCCAGCTTTTAATGTAAAAACAGGCGTAAACGAAGCCATTGAACAAGATAAAACAGTAATATTAGTAGAAAGTATAGGAGATGCTCTTGCCCTTTATGAACAAAATTTTAAAAACGTGCTTGTCATATTTGGCTTATGCGTTAACAACAATATCATTAATTTTCTTAGCAGTAAGTGCGTTAATAGTATCTATATCTGTACTAACAATGATGGCAATAGTTCAAAAAATAGAGGACATATTGCAGCTGTTAAAAACTACCTAAAGCTATCAAAATACTTTGATTTACAAAATTTAAGTATAAAAATGCCTCCAAAATCATATAATGACTTTGGTGATGCTCATTTAGACAATTTTGAACTTAAAAATTGGTACTATGAAAGCATAGACCAGAACAATCAACTTCAAAAAATTTTAAAATTTGTCGATAAAAATAATTCATGCTTCACTAAGAAAGAAATAAAGACTTCATTAGTGTTAAGCAATGAATATTCCTGATACGCCTTTATCTGCAAGCAGAATTAAAACGGCTGAGTCTTGTTCTTGGCTTTATTGGTGTAAGTATAAGTTACATTTACCAGATAAAAGCAATGATGGCGCAAAAAGAGGTTCTATTTGCCATTTAATATTCGAAGTTTTAGGCGTAAAAAAAAGAAAAAAATACTTCAATAAAATAATAAAAACACAAAATGTTTTTTCTATCCCCTCTATCAAAAGGCTTATCTTAAAACATGCCGTTAAAGAAGGCGTTGACGATCATGAAAATATAGAATTGATGAAAGATATGATATTCAATGGCCTAACTTATGATTTTTATGGGCATGAATTAGGAAAACCAACTAAAGAATATTCTGAAAAAGATTTTTTAATTGTAGAAAGTAATGGTGACATACAATATAAGATTAGAGGATTTATAGACAAACTGTTTTTATATAAAAGAAAAAAGTTTGCGATTATAAGAGACTTTAAAACAAGCAAGTCAGTTTTTAAGGGTAAAGATTATACTGACAATCTTCAAGATCTAATGTATAGTTTAGCTGTTAAAAAAATGTTTCCAGAATATGCGACTAGAGTTAGTGAATTTTTATTCCTAAAATTTGATTTAGATGAAAATTCAACTAATAGCGGCTTAGTAAGAATGAAGCCTTTAGATAATGAAGAGCTTTATGGATTTGAGATGCAATTATCTGAAATACAAAGATATTTAGATAACTTTACTATAAAAAATGCAAAAAGTAACTATGCAGCTTATAAAGACTTTCCAAAAGACGGCTCATTTAGTGGAAAACTTTTATGTGGATTTGCTAAGAAAAAAGGTGAATTAAAAATTGACGGCAATCCAAAATGGCACTGCCCTATGAAATTTGATTTTTTTTATTACAAAGTTTTTAATGAGAAAGGAGATCTACACTCCTCTGTTTTTGAGGAAGATTTTGATGAAAAATTGCTACCTAAGGGTTTCACTTATGAATTGAATTATTATGAAGGTTGTCCTGCTTATTTAAGTTGACACCTAGAAATAAGTCTATATATTTTTTACATGACCCCAGTTTTTAAGTCAGATTATTCTATAGGCAAAAGCATTTTAAATATAGATAATATTATAAATCTTTACAAAAAAAGTAATCAAAAGTTTTTATTACTAGTTGAAGATTCAATGACTGGGTTTGTTAAAGCTCATAATATAACAAAACAAAATAATATTCATCTTGTTTTTGGATTAAGAATTTCTTGCTGTAATGATGTCAACAAACAGACTGATAATTCAGACCATAAAGTTGTAATTTTGGCAAAAAATGATAAAGGGTGTAAATTATTAAATAAAATATATTCTTTTGCACATATAGGTAATGAAGGTAATATTGATTTTAATTATTTAAATAAAATATGGGACGACAATAGTTTGCAATTAGTCATACCTTTTTATGATTCATTTATATATCAAAACCAGCTGCACTTAAAAAATTGCATACCTAATTTTAATAAAATTAAACCTATTTTTTGGATAGAGAAAAACAATTTACCATTTGACGATATTATATCTCAAGCTGTTTTTGAGTATTGTAAGGATAAATATGATACAGAGTTGGTAAAAAGCGT